GTCAGCATAATCAGCACTTTGGGTGCCGTCAAGACAAGTGTAGTCCCCTTCTTCAATATCTTGGTCGGGGACCATACGCATCACCTCAGCCAGCCTCTTCACAATCTCACGTGGTTTCTTACCCGGGCAATACCAATCATGCTGTTTAAACACTGCAGCAATCGGTATGCTGAATGTTGATGATTGAATGGTAATTTCCGGTGACATCGTCGAGATGTTACGAGGTGGTTTGGCTGAGGCATACGGTTCAGTCTTGATGAAAGCACGGATTTTGTTGTCGGCATCCGTTGACATCATTGGGGCAACCTGGTTAAAGCGTCCCCGCTGAGCTTTCTTATCCTGCGATGCTCTCACTTCCCCCATGGACAATGGTATTCCTTTACCAACCGCATCCTGGGGTACTAGGAGGTGTACGAACTCGTTTGCGTAGCCGCGATATTTGGGAGGAAAACGCTTATGGTTAGCGACCTTTTCCAACCTCCCTTCAATGCATGACTTATCAGCATTGTAACCCTTGCTCGCGAACAAGGCTGGTTGCGAGGTCAATGGCGTTGTTGTGACCTGCCCAGGCATTCCAGCATCCTCAGTCGCCAGCCCGCCGCGTAAGGGTAGGGCTTGAAACGTTGTCGGAAAGGATCCAGTCTTAACTACATTTGCACGCGCAATAACTTCCTCACTGAAGCAGTGGAAAAGTATCGGTGCATCCTGAATGTAGTTTTCATGTTTGGCTTCCTTTAACATACGCTCGACGTCGGACACGAATGGCGCGCTGTCCTTGCATTGCAATCGTGTTCGTATAGCTTCGTAAAGCTTTCCGGTTACTGACACTGAGTATTTACTGCCAATCCTGCTAACAGATAAGCGGTCGTCAATTGGTTCCCAGAGCACATTGAAGTTGTTCTGTGCTACAGATTTCCGTTTAAGGAACTTTTCGGGCCAATCAAACCAGAGGACCAACCACAACGGGTCTGTTATTTTGGCTTTGGGCAACAACCATATAAGACGATGTTGGTCGTCACCCTTGATCTTGCGCTGCTCAATGTCGTAAACCAGGAGGTTACCGTCCAAGTCAATGGCCGTTACGGTATCCCCCTTGTAGTCCCAGAGGCGATGTTTATAGCTGCCACCGCCGGCGACGTCATATATTAATTCATCACCTTCGAATCGGTAGCTGTATTCACCTGAGCTGTAGTTCAAACTTTCGGGCACAAGGCTGTACATGCATATAGGTTTAAACAATCGCAACCATCGCGGCATATCTGCATAGTAATCGACATCAGTCATCACTATAGCAGAATTCTCGCTAACAGGGTCGTTCTTGTAATGCATGCCAAAGTCCTTGGAACAATAGAAAAATCTATTTTTATCCCCAATGTCACGCTTGGAGCATGAAACATTGTACGGTTCGAATCCAGCCTTCCTGACACACTCATTTAAGTAGGCGTTGGAGGATGATCGGAACTCTGCCGAACGCGGATGAGAATGTATGGAGTTACAGGGGAAGATGTCAATCGAGTCACCTGCCGGAACTAACGTTGGCCGTAAATCGTCTTTACGGGTTACACTTTCCTCGATGATAGCTGAAAGTTGGTTGATCGAGGGCGGGAAGTAACCTCCGTATGAAATGATTCGATAACGCAATAAAGCATAAGCGAACCTTAAAGTGTTGCACGTATACCTTACTAGGACGTTACGGTCTTGGCTTTCCTCGACCGGCACGAACTCATAAGTACAATTAAAATGGTTATATAATCTAGCGTAGACTTGAAGAGCCTTACCAGACACGTACACACACCCAGCCACGGCGATGACAGTCTTTGGTCTGCTGAGAAATGCACCAGCAACTGTCCGCGCCGCGGCTGTGCCCACACGTCCTACAACGGTAGCGGCAGCGCAGGTTGCGCTTCCAACCACCATCAGGGGCGAGCTTAAATCTGACACTACGTTCTTAAT